AATGTCCAGTAGTCTTTAAATCATTTAAAACTAAATTCTTATTATCAAAATCTATAGTAAAATTATCAAGTTTACCTTTTACTTTAAGAATTACAGATTTTCCAGTTTCAGTATCAGTTGCTTTAAAATCTATAAATAATGCAGCTTCATTTTCTGAAGTTCCATTTATAGGGTGTAATAATTTTTGAATATTAATATCACCCTGTACCTTTCGTACACATTCTAGACATTTAATTCTATTTTTCTCATCTAAAAATATAGGAGTAGTTATAGAATCTTTTTCTATATTATACCTTTCAACAATATAAGGTAAACATGAATCAATTACATAGGATATTTTATCTTCATTATTTTCTATAGTATTAGCATAATATCCTATAGTTTTACATGATTCTATAACATCTTTTTTAGTAATTGTTCCATTTTCAGAATATTTTTTATACAAATCATCTGCTACAAAACCTAATTTACTTGTAGGTCTATCTACACTATCTTCTAAATAAAAATCATCTGGTTGTAAAACTAGTTCATGTACTGCACTACCAAATACTAAACTGTCAGAGCAATTTTTACCTAATCCATTAAGATATTTTTCTTTAGAACCACCTTGTTCTGGATTTATTAAACTAAGTTTAGAATTACTAATACAATTAGAAAATTCTTTAGAAAAATATCTTTCATCGTCCATTTGTATATATTTAATACTATTTGGAACTAATTCTATTTTTATCATAATAATGCTCTAAAATTATAAAAATGATTATCCATAAAGTCTTTATAAGCAGCCTCTATAGTAGCATAATCTAGAGATTTAATTCTTCCTACATCACCCCATTCTTTATTTCGTGGAGTATCATATAATAGACAAGGAATACCTGCAAGATTAAGGGTAATCATATTATAAATACTATCATCAATAAATACATCAACTTTTCCCTTTATCCTTTTAGATTTATCTACTTTATGTCCATACATTTGATAGACAGGACTATTTGGAAAACCATTGTCTTGTAACCATCTCTTTGACCAGTCTTTGTTATTTACACGAGCTGTACAATAAAGTGCTGGTACAAAATCTAAGGTATTCTTAACTGGAAGACTTAGCCAAAATTTTCTATTAAATTTTAAATCTCTAACAACATTCTTCGTAATTTGAGATTCTCTTAAATGCCTAGGATTTTTATCAGTATGGTAATATAAGCAATAAGATTCCCACCAACTACAGAGACAGTCATCAATATCTAATCCTATTCTTAACATAGATAATCATTTTTTTATAATCTTCTATATTATATATTTCGCCTATTACAAGCACTCCTTTATCATACTCATTAGTTATATATTCATCAAGTTCATTGATATTTGTAATAGTGTTTGGTAAATTATATATTTGTTTTATCTCTTCAACAAACTTTTGGAGTGCTTCGTGTCCATTTTTAGCATTTACATCTATTATATAAGGGCCAATATCGGATTCATAAATTGGCATTAAAAATGTGCTCATTCTTTATTATTTTTAAGTAAATCCAAGAAAAAATCTACTGGTATAATCGCAACAGTGCCTTGACTATTACGACCTCCCATACCAGTTTTTTTCCAAATTACACAAAAGGGTTTAGTTTTATCAGTACAAGCATCTCTAATAGAAAAATATCTAGGAGTTGATATAGTATTTTTTGTTTGTATGTTACAAGGTAACTCATTATTTTCATCAACTATATCTATTTTATTAGCATCTGCTAACTTATTAACAGAACGACTAGATTTACATCCAGAATAGCCTATATCTTTCAATTTATTGACAATTTCAAGTTCGAATCTATTACCTTTACGTCGATTTCTTTTGCCAATATTACTTCTTTTTTGAGATTCTGAAGGTAGCTAATCCTTATTTGTAATTTGCTTTTTCTTTGGCATATTCTATTAATTCTAAAGTTTTTTCTTTACCATATTTTTTATAAAAATCGGAAATATCTTTAACTTCATATTTTCGAGGTATCCAAAAACAATCTATTTTAAATTGTTTTCTAAACTTATTCATATTATGAATACCTGTTAAATCATTATCATAGAAAATAACAATTTTCTTAAATCTACTACTTAAAACTTTAAATTGTTTTTCAGTTATAAATAATTTTTCTGAATTTGGAGCTATTGCTGTAATACCTAATCCATATAAACAGGCTACATCCTTTAGAGATTTAGTTATCACTAATAAATCACCTGTTTTAGGTAATTGTTTAACTCCTTGAAGCATACTAGATTTCCAATTAGATAAAAATTTAGGCTCTCTTTGTCTATGTTTTGGTAAATATATTCTCCATAATTCCACACCATTAGAATTTTTACCTCTATAATATCCATAAATAGGATGTTTAGGACTATATGTAGTAAATATATTACCATTTAAAAATGCGGCTTCACAAGAGAAAATCTTAAATTTCTTTAAGATTTCCTCTGTGATTCCGTAGCTATTCCACCATTTGAGTTCTTCTGTAGTGAAGTTTTTAAGTTTAACTTGAATAATAGCCTCACTAGTCTCCTTAAACTCTTTTTCACACACTTTTATTGGTTTTGGATTTTTGGGGATTGAAGTAGTAATATATCCAAAATCATTTGCAATTATCCTTAAAGCTTGATAGTATGAACAATTATATTTTATCATTACAACATTTATAAAATTTCCACACATATCAGATCCAAAATCCTTAAAGATAATATCCCCCTTTTTATTCATATAAAAAGCACAAGTAGGTCTCTTATCATTCCTTAATGGTGATATAAATAAACCTTTCTTTACAGGAACTCCTAAATAGTAATTTAAATATGTCTCTTGACTATTTTTACTTAATAAAAACTCTTTAGTAATTGTAGGCTCTATTTTGAAAATAGGCATAATTACTTATCAAAGATCGTCTAAAGTTAATTCTCCATCAGTTTTTAATTCATCATCTTCTAGGTCATCTTCATCATCTTTATCATCTTTCATTGAAGATGGTTTCATAGAAGCAAGAGCAGCTTTCTTTTTAAGTTCATTAGCAGTAAATGATAAATCTTTACCATCCACACTTATCCAGTTACTACCTAAGAAAGATTCTCCACTTTTAGAATTAATTTTAACGACTCTAGGAAGATTAGCAAATCCTTGGTTATTAGCAACAGTCTTAACAAAGAATTCTTTACCAATAGATTTCTCAGTAGCTTTCTTAAGAATTTCAACAAGTTTATCAAATTCTTTAGGAAGCTCAAGACTTATTTTGCCTTTTATTTTTTCAAAATTTTCAGGAGCAATAATATGCATAAAATGTCCCACATTATGGATTAACTCTTCCATAGCTGATGGTAGCTCCCACTTTCGACCATCTGTTTCACCAGTTACTCTATTTTCACCATCTTCACCAGGACAGAAAAACATGGGATCAAAAGTCCACCCGTCTCCTTTAAAGTTTAACTGTAATGCTTTCCAATCTCTTCCGTTTTGGGAAGTTCCAGTTTTTAATTCAATACCATCAAAGGTAACCTTTGAAATTTCATAGGCTTTAATATGAGCACTAGCTGCCCCAGTAGTGTTTGTTAGATTAAAATTCATAAATTTTATTCAATTAATGATGTAAAATCAATATCTTTTAATTCTTTATTACTTTCAGAATTACCAAAGAAATCTTTGTATTCTTTTTTAGGTTTTTCTTCAAGTAATTCATCTAATTCATCAAGGAGATCATCTACACTTGAAGGTTCTTGTATATCCTCCTCTTCTTCTATAGAAGGAAGTACTATATTAGGATCCTCTTCACGTGCATGTTCTTTAAACTTTAAGTCTGTTAAAATAAATTTTTCATCAATATTCTCTATAATAAATTCTTTACCATATTTTGAAAGAATTTCATTAGCAGAACCTCTACAACTTAAAGTTCCAGACTTAGTAATTTTATTACCTTGTTCTAAGTCTAAAATAGGATGGAGTAATCCATCAGATAATACTCCATAGCCAATACCTATACGATCCCCTTCGAATTTATTAAGAAATTTAAGAGCTTCTTTATTAAATACTAATTTATTACTTTCTAGAGTTACAATCGGTCCAGTTTGAGGATCTCCTATATCTATTATAGATATATTATTACTTTCAATTTTGAACTTATTTGATGCTTGATCAAAGTTTATAATAAGCTCTACCTTAAATTTCATTATTTCTTATCTTTTAAAGATGGATAAATACGCTCCCAGCAAGATTTAAAAGTACCGTCTGCTTGTCTTTCAGCAACTATAATTCTTTTATTAGCAAGATGTTCGGGCCTTGCTCCTGCTGTAGCTTCTCCATTTGTTTCAAAATTTATACATAAGTTGCTATCTTTATCTCTATAAACAAATCCTATTGCATCACTTTTTGCAGCTAGGATTCTTCCAGTTTTACCAGTTAAGTCAAGTTCTTTAATATTAGTATCTTGACTTTCTCCCATAGATATAATAGCTTTATCTTTAACATGTCCAACTAATATTAAATTAGGAGCACATGAGCTAAGTTTATCAATTATCTTTTGAATGGCGTCTCTTAAGAAACCGTATCCAGCACCATGAGGTGCTTGAAGAACGTCATCACCTATGAAATTGGATCCTAAAGGAGACATTCTGAGCATTTTTAGAGCTAGAGGTTTAGCAAATTCTTCTAGTGCAGTAATAGTATCTATAGTTATAAATTTGTAAGGATAATTAGCTTCTTTTATAGCTTTACATAATTCATTAACTTCTTTAATACTATTGATTTTTACTTTTAGAGCTTCTACATAATCAGAACCATCTTCAAAATCTACTATCAAGTTATCTTCAAGAGTAGATAATAAGGATGTTTTTCCAATTTTAGGAACTCCGTATAATATAAGATTTTTAGGGTCTTGGGTTACTTTTGGCAATTTCTTTAAAGGTAAATCCATTAAATTATAATTTAAAAGTTATTTTATGATTATCTGATTTTTGAATTATCTCCCAATTTGGGTTTAAATATTTATCATAATCTATAATATCATCACTTTTAGGTAATTCTTTGAATATACCACAATTACCATAATATCCTAATCCATCTATTATATCAGATAAGCCAAATCTTGACTTTAATAAAATACAAGAGACAAAATTATGACCTAACTTCTTAATATTGTATCCCCTATAATTAGACTGTTTAAATTTTATAGGAGAATGTAATGCAAGTACTACCTGACTATCTTCATACATTGAACCTGAATCTTTAAAATCAGAAGAATCAGGTTCTTGTTGACCTTGCCTAAGTCTTTCTGAATTATTAGCATTCCGATTAAATTGCATTACATGGATAGGACTTATTATATGATAGTTATTTCTAAATCTTACAGAGCATGATGAGATGTCATCCATTTCTTTCTTTTTATCTCTTC